TTCACTGCTGTTATGCTACCTTTCTTCACTTCCTCCACATAGATGTAGTTGGCCGCAGGATAGTACCATCCCCAATGAGAGATGGGTATCTCAGGGTCTAGCCCCCACTCCCTCAGTTTCTCGTCAGGCGTGTTCTCAAAGAGAATCTTGTAGAAGGCCATCTCCTTCCTCATCATAGTGGTCTTCCAATCCTTCCAACCACCAGTCTTCAACTCCATAGGAATATACCTGTCTCCTTCCTTGAACATACGGTCAATGATACCCTGAAGATGGACAACATAGTCCTGCTTCAACGGATACTTCGGGTTCTCGTCCTTGTTTATCACAATCTTCGCATCTAGCATTATCTCGTTTATGACAGGAATGAAGTCTTCCGTTGTTCCCTCATTCCTAGATTCTATGAACCTATTAGCCTCAAAGATGGACATCGCCTCATACATATCGTCGTAGTCGTCTATTGGATGAAGTTCCATGCAATAGTTGACCAGTTCTTCATAGGACATGTTCTCTGCCTTCTTTACGTCAAAGGTGTTGAAGAAGTCCTCTCTAGCATTGTGTATGATGCTACCCTTAATCATAACCTCAGTTGTTTCTATCGGCATTCTCTCCTTGTATTGGAACTCATACCTCTTTGGACACCACTGGTAAGAACCAAGTGAAGACTTGGATATCTTCAATATAGGATAATCCTCATCCCCATAGTATTCGGGTTCCCACTGATATGTGTACTCATTTGTATTGCTCTGTCTCAAAACCATTCCTCCAATGTCTTCTGTCTGTTGTCTACTGATATACTCTTTATGTCCCAACCCATCGCTCGATAGATTGGCTCTGCTTTCTTCGTGACTGATTCAGCATAGTGCGACCAGTCGGGGTCATAATCATAGAAGTCGTCCTCCATGAGTAGTGACACATACGTTGCCTTGACGTTCTGACCAGTGATAGGATTGTAGAACGTATCCTTACTGTTTATCTTTAGGTAGAGGTATGTGTCGGTTATCTCTTCGTATCCCTTGGAACGACTGTATAGAACACCTGCTATACCTGAGCCAATTGTAGGTCTCTTTCCCTGTGTCGTGGTGAAGTTGAGTTCCGTTGCTGTGCAACAAGGCTTTTCCACTAGACTGAACAATGAATTCCTCCTACGACAGTTCTTACAGTCAACCATGAACCTCTCTTCACGGTATCTGCTTCTCTGAAGTATGTCTGATAGAGGAATCTCACCTCTAAGCACTGAATTGTACTTGTCTCTCAGGTAATTTGTTATTTCTTCCTCGGATTTACCCTCGACCCACATGTTTAGCACTGAAAGTTGTACTTCCTTGGCTAATTTAGTCAAAGAAACTCTCTTTGCAGTGAATCCAGTCATCACAAACTCTTCTTCATCGAGAAAATCTCCATCCTTCCAAGTAATTAGACCTGCATTTCTGTTTTTTGTCGCTCCGACACCTAGAGTTCTGAAGTATTTCTCAAATTCCAGTGTTACAGGATGCTCTTCTAGCCCCAAAACGTTTGGAAATGACTTCCTAACGTGTTCATTTAGAATTTTTAGGGTATTTTTAGCAGTTTCAATGCTATTATCCTCAATATCGACATAAATTGAGTCTGTATGTCCGTAAACTACCTTCATATTACATTCACATCCCCTAAAAGTGAAATTAGACCATAAAGAAAGATGGAAACGAAGAAAACTCTGCCTGAAATGCTCAGGAATCTCCTTGCATCCTTAAGAATCTGATTTATTGCCTCTTTTCTCAACTCAGACTCAGATTTCTCGGTTTTTTCCTCCGTTACCTTGTTGGAGAAGTCAATATTCGCACTTTTTATTGGCATTATAGTTCCCTCACTTTAAACGCAGCAGTTCTGATTGCCTCCCTAGCACTAGCAGTGATACTAGCAGCCAAGTCAACATCAGCCCACCCAAATCCTTGAAATGCAACTATTCCGTAGAAAGAAGCCATCAATCTCTTGACAGCAAGTTGATTGTTGTTCCATTTAATGTAATCGGATTTGTTCTTGCTTTCCTTCATCATTTTCTTGTATTCGTTCCTCAGAACCTTCAGGTCTAGGACTGCTTGAGGCAGTAGACCTAGTTTGTCTGTCTTGTAGTATCTCATATCATAGTCATCTATGTCTGAGAAGTCCTTTGGTGTCTTTATGTTTACACCAAACTCGGTTGGTGTCTCTGATTTGGTCTCCCAAGAGATGTTTCTCGCTATCATCATTGAGGGATACAGACCTGCGAAGTCAAACGCAGCAACTCCCAAGTGAAGACCGTTTGTTCCTTCACTGAGGGGGTCGTAGACCATTGCACCGTCATAGTCTACCCTATCGCCCTTCATACCTGTGGGTGCTTTCCATGAGGCATTTCTCATGAAGTATATTCCACCCATGTTAGAGGCGTAGAAACATGCATCGAATGGTGCAATCAGTAGTCTCTGTAGTGAGATGATTGCCTCAGTCGTGTGGTTCTCATCGTCTATCCTCTTGATTAACTCAACGTCCTTCAATGCATACTCTAGGTAGGTCTCTGTGTCTTCCTGCCAACCTCTCCTGAAGAACTCACTCTTGTCGGGGAACTTCTCGCTGACCAACTTCTTCTCACCTAACACACTCTCAGATACATAGTCTAGAGATAGTGAGGGTAGAGTGCCTCGTTGGGCATCGTTCCATTGCCTCTCAAAGGCCAAGTCAAGGGGAACACATATCCTGCCCTTGATTGGTTGGCTTATCGGGCTATAGCCGTCAATGCCATACTTACCATAGGAGAGTTTGACCTTAGACTCTGATATTGAGAACGAGACACCATCCACCTCCAAACATGGAGATAATGCTCTAGGGTCTATGTCGTTCTCATGTAGTCTCTCGATTAACTTGGGAACGTCGAACTTCCAACCGAACCAAGAGATTAGCATATCAGGGTCTTTGTCTCTAAGCATGACGATGAATTTCTCAAGCATCTCCTTCTCTGAACCTGATTCAGGTTGCCAAGTCAGAGTGAAATACTCATCATCGAAGTTGTCGTACAGGACGATGGCGGTTATAGCACCGTCATGTTCCCCACCTTGCATCCACTCCATGTCCCAATACCACTTACGCAAGTCGTACTCAGGAAGTGCGTCCAACTCATCAACTGCATATCGGTAGTGGTGTCTGACATCTGCTTCGTATGTTCTATCACCCCTGTCGTGGAAGAAGTTCTTCACCTTGTTCATGTACTTGCTATGGCTAGGTGTCCAAGTTACCTTCACCAGTTCCCTTCCTTGTAGGTTCTTCCAACCACCTTCCTGATACTCAAGACTCATACTGAATGAGGTGTTCCTCTTGTTCCTGTTCTCCTTGATGTAGATAGTGTCTCCATCCAACTTGACAGAACGTGCATTCTTCTCAACGAAGAAGTGAGGTTGGAAGTCGTAGAAAGAAACTAGTTCCTCCCTACGCTTTCCGTCCTCACGCCATCTAAGGCATATGCCTACATTCGTATTCGTAATTATCATAATATCACCTTGCTATGTAAGGGGCTTTAATCAGCACCCTATCTTCAGACTTCCAAACGACAGGAGACTCGTCCTTCAAGAACATCTTGACTTCTGTGTTCTTCGGGAAGAACCTGTCAAACTGTCCTGTCACTTCCACAGTGGAAGGCTCGCCAGTAATCTCTGTTGTAGGCACAGTCGTGACAACCTTGTCAGTTATTGACCTCTCACTACTCATAGTGAATGTCTCATCGACATTGAAGTGATACCTAGCATTGTTGATTACATCACATCTCTTGACCGCATCACTCAGGTTATCTGAGTTTGTTGTGATTACAGTCTCGAACTCGACGCTCCCGAACATGGGGTTTTCCTCATCTATCTGATATCCCTGTAGTCTAGCAATCATAGCAGTGCTAGGGTGAGATACGACAAGAGGAAGTGAGGCAGTGCTACTGCCATCACTAACCTTGACATAATCAGCAATCTCGATTAGAACACTGTCGTTGAATGTCTTCAGGTACTTCAGTGTCTTCTCTATCTCGATTGTCACTAGACCCACATCCTGTTGCTCGGATGTCAATGTCTCAATCGTTATACAGCAGACAGTGGTGTTGTCTGCATTGTATAGCGTGAGGTTGGAAGTCTCAGTATCCAACTCCAACATTGCGTAGTCAGAAACCTTACTGCTCTTCGCACTGTCACCGTTGTGGTACTTTCCCTTCATCTGTATGTCTATCAACGCATCAGATAGCGTCTTCGTATTCATTCTTATTTTCATATTTATTCCTCATTCAAAGTTCACCTGCTTTAATCTCAGGGAAACCGTTCCAATCCACATTGCCATCCTCGATGGTCAAGACCTTCAATCTCTTACCAATCATCTCAGGCTTTCTAGCACTTGCTTCAACCATAGCGGTGAAGGTTGCACCATTCTTCCTGATGTCCCTAGACATCCTGACTGTCGCAGTGAAGATGTCTTCAGTTGAAGAATG